AAAATTCTGTCTTATGCTGAGAAGAATGATTGGGTACTTGAAACTAAATATAACATTGGAAAGAAAAAAGAAGTTTAATGGAAAAGTTCAAGTCATTCATCACAGAAGCAAAAGAAGAACCATATCGTATATTAGTATTAATGCGAGATGTTGAGAATGACCCTAATAAAACTGGTGACGCTTTGGAAAAGCAAGCTAAGAAGATGGGTATTGATTTATACCAAATGGAAGTTGACAGCGGTTATTTTACAACCAATAAAAAAGGTAATTTGGTCGCCCACAACTATAAAAACTTTAAACCTGTATCACCAACTAGTGAATGGGGCGATCCAGTAATAACAGATGATAAAAAGGGTTGGGAAATAACACCAGAAGATACTCTTTGTATTCTTAGAGTTGCACTCGGCCGAGGTATTAGATACGCAGAACAGTTACGATTGGCTGGAGTTAAAACTGTTAACTCAAGAGAAACCAATCTATTATGCGATGATAAGTGGTTGAATTATCTTGCAATGAAAAATGCTGGATTGCAACAACCAAGAACTGCAATATTAACTCACGAAGAAAATATTGACATACCAATTAAAGAAATTGGCGGTAAGTATCCTATGATATTAAAAACTGCACAAGGAACTCAGGGTGTCGGCGTTATTTTTATTGACTCAAGAAAAACATTACTTGCAACTATGCAATTGATTAATAAGATAGATGAAGATATAGCTATGTTGATACAGGAGTATATTAAAACAGACTATGATGTAAGAGTTATGGTTTTGAATAATGAAATCGTAGGACAATTAAAAAGACCAATAGTTACTGGCGATTTTAGAAGTAATGTTAGTCAAGGTTCTTTACCATTAAAAATGAAACTAACAGAATTAGAAAAATCCGAAACTCTTAAAGCTGCAAAATCTGTTAATGGTATCTGGTTGGGAGTAGATTTTATTCCATCAAAAGATAGGGAAAAAATACCGCCGTATTTAATTGAAGTTAATAGCTCGCCTGGAACTGGTCATATAGACGAATTAAACGGAACTGATATTTACAAGATGATATTAGATACTTTCAAAAATCGTGACAACTGGACCCTTGACAATTCTACTCAAAGTTGATATACTCTTATAATGAACTTCTACACAAACGTATTGCAATACGGTAATTCTATTCTTGTCCGTGAGGTTAAGGATGGAGAGCGCACGACTCGTAGAGTCAAATATGAACCCACACTTTTTGATCTAGTCAAGACCCGTGAGGAAACTGGATACAAAACTCTGGATGGTCAGAGTGTTCTCCCACATCACTTTCATTCGATTAAGGAAGCCAAACAGTGGGTTTCTGATCGTGAGAACCAAGATATAATCTATGGTAACACGCAGTATCCCTATTGTTGGATTGCTGATGAGTATCCTAAACAGGTTGATTGGGACTTGGGCCAGATGCTCATGTACACCATCGATATTGAGGTAGAGTGTGAGAACGGTTTTCCTAAACCAGAAGACGCAGCAGAACCTATGCTGTCTATCACTATCAAGAACTTTCAAACAGGATTCATTAATGTCTGGGGAATCGGAGAGTTCACAACTAACCGCAATGATGTAGAATATATTCAGTGCGAGAGCGAAGTGCATCTTCTAAAAGAGTTCCTAGCATTCTGGGAGAACAACACACCTGATATTGTGACTGGCTGGAACACTGAGTTCTTTGATATTCCCTATCTTGTCAATCGTATTCGTAACGTCTTTGATGAGGAAGAGACAAAACGTCTATCTCCGTGGAAGAATGTGTTTGCTCGTGAGGTATACAAGATGGGCCGAACGCATCAATCCTACACTCTGGATGGTATTTCTGCACTAGATTACCTTGATCTCTATAAAAAGTTCACATACACTAATCAGGAACGATACACCCTTGACCACATTGCGTTTGTGGAACTGGGTGAGCGTAAGGATGGTAATCCATATGAAACATTCCGTGAGTGGTATACCAAAGATTATCAGTCGTTCATCGAATACAATATTCAAGATACTGAGATTGTTGATAAGTTAGAAGATAAGATGAAATTGATTGAGCTTGCACTGACGATGGCTTATGATGCAAAGGTCAATTTCACTGACGTGCTTGGTACTGTGCGGTATTGGGATATTCTGATTTACAACTATCTGCGTGAGCGAAATATCGTGATTCCTCAAAAGTCGGAAAACAAGAAGGTTGAGAAGTTCGAAGGTGCTTATGTGAAAGACCCACAGGTGGGTATGCACAATTGGGTAATGTCGTTTGACTTGAACTCTCTGTATCCTCACCTTATCATGCAATACAACATCTCGCCAGAGACACTAGTAAACAAGGATGCTAAACTTGTTGAGGGTATGGTTGATAAAATACTAGATGGCAAGGTCAGCAATGACACTGAGTATTGTATGACACCGAATGGTGCATTCTTTCGCAAGGATAAACGTGGGTTTCTGCCACAATTAATGGAAGGTATATACAATGATCGTGTCAAATATAAAAAACGGATGCTTGAAGCTCAACAGGAATATGAAAACACTGGGGAGAAATTTCTACTTAATGACATTGCCCGGTACAACAACATCCAAATGGCAAAGAAGATTTCTCTCAATAGTGCATATGGTGCTATTGGGAACAATTGGTTTCGTTATTTTGATCTGTTGGTTGCCACTGCAATTACTACAGCTGGTCAGTTATCTATTCGTTGGATTGAGAAAAGTCTTAACATTTATCTTAACAAAATCTTGGAAACGAAAGACTTGGACTACGTTATTGCTTCGGATACAGACAGCGTATACATTACGTTTGACAAATTGGTTAATAGCGTGTTCAAAGAGGGAACAGACACTAACACTATTGTCAATTTCTTGGACAAGGTTGCAAAAGAGAAGTTGGAACCTTTTATTGATAAATCTTATCAAGCTCTTGCCAAAGTAACCAACGCATATGATCAGAAGATGGAGATGGGACGTGAGGCCATCGCTGACAAGGGAATCTGGACTGCTAAAAAGCGTTACATTCTAAACCTGTATGATATGGAGGGTGTGCGGTTCAAGGAACCCAAACTCAAAATCATGGGACTTGAGAGCGTAAAGAGTTCAACCCCTGCACCATGTCGAGAGAAGTTGAAGGAAGCAATCAAGATCATCATGGGTGGTGATGAGGAAATGCTAAATACCTTTATACAAGATTTCCGTGAGGAGTTTATGACATTGCCACCAGAAGATATTGCCTATCCCCGCTCCTGTAATGGACTGAAGAAGTTTCGTGGAACAGATCGTTTATTTGCACTCGGCGCTCCCAAGCATGTTAAGGGTGCAATACTTTACAACCATCTCGTAGATGAGAACAAACTTGGCAATAAGTACGTTTCTATTCAAGAAGGAGACAAGGTGAAATTTGTAAATCTCAAAGACAATATCTATCAAGCCTCTGCGTTTTCTTTTATGACAAAGATACCACCGGAGCTGGAAATACTGCCTATGGTTGATTACACCTCGCAATACGAAGATTCATTTCTAGCTCCGCTGCGTGTGATAACGGATAAGATGAACTGGATATTGAAAAACGATGAAGTTGGAACATTAGAGGATTTTTTTGGATAAGGTACTTGACTTTTGCTGAATAGCCGTATAATATAAATGAATACTAAACGCATGAACTTGGAACACTAGAGGATTTTTTTTGGATGAAAAAACAATATTATGCACAACCTACAATACGAAATGATTGGGAAAGGCTACATGAGATATATCCAGAAGCTAGGCAGATGAGCTATAACAACAAAGGTTATGATTATATTATGGAAAATTGTCGTGGAACAAATGTAAGAATTGAAGAAAAGTATAGGAGCGAGGGGAATAAGTATGAGATTACTCCCGCACAAGAAAAAATTGCTGATATTTTTACTCTAAGAACATGGAACGATGAGTATTATCATATGCTTGCTGAAACATATCACAGGTTGGCAAAACCTCACTCTGCTCTTGCAAGTGGACATCGTGAAAAGATCACTGAATTGCCTCAGAAAGATTTTATCGCAAATGCCACTACAGATTTGCGAAGTTTGATTGATGGGGTTGAACATGACTTTGGAACATTGGAGGACTTTTTTTGAGATACTATCGCTACACACTAGACGAGCTTAAAGAATCTTCTGATCGTAAACGGTTCACATATATATCCTTCTTCGCAGGCGGCGGTGGATCATCTGCTGGTTACAAACTGGCGGGTGGTGATTGTCGTTTTGTGAATGAGTTTCAACAGGTCGCAGTAGACACCTACCTAGAGAACTGGCCAGACACTCCACATATATGTGGTGATATTAAAGATGTGACTGGCGCTCAGATTATGGAGATGACAGGAATTAAAAAATACGAGCTGGATATTCTTGATGGTAGTCCACCTTGTCCACCCTTTAGTATGTCTGGAACTAAGAAGGCAGGTTGGAATAAAGAGAAGATGGCTTACGGTATGAAGCAGAAGAACATCGAAGATTTGACATGGGAGATGATTCGGATTGCAGGTGAGATGATGCCGAAGGTTATCATATGCGAGAACGTCAAAGGTCTAACAATGGAATATGCAAAGCAGCATTTGGATCGCATGGTCACAGACTTTGAAGCACTTGGATATTCAACCACCTTTAAGGTTCTAAACGGTATTCATTTTGGTGTTCCACAGAAACGTCAACGTGTTTTAATCGTATCAGTACGCAATGATGTGCTGGATGATATTGAAATGCCGTGGATGCTCGTTTCATCTTTATTTCCAGATGGTGCAGATGAAGAACCAACTCTGGAAGATGCTATTGGTGATCTAAGACTCGATAACGAAAATAGTGTCGAGGCACATGAATTGCGGGAAATCATGAAGAAAGGTGCTAAATACAAGTGGTTGAAACGTCTACCCAAGAACCCTGATAAGGTTATGTCAGTGGGTGATGACATTGTGGGTCCGTTTTATGACAAGCTGATTGCACATAGAACTAAGTGGGGAAAAGAAGTGCCCGAGAAGAAAACTTCATTCTTTCAGTCTCGTAGAATCCCTTGGAACCAAGCAAGCCACACGCTTAGCGAACAGGGATTACAGACTAGTTTGTCAGTAAATCTCCATCCCGATGAAGATCGTGGGTATACAACTAAGGAGGCTAAGCGCATCATGACGCTACCGGAAGATTATATTTTGACGGGAACTCTTAACGAACGCTTGGCACGTATTGGTCTGATGGTTGCGCCCATGATGATGAAGTATGTTGCAGCATCGATTTACGAAAAGGTATTGGAGCCGTACAATGAAGTACATAACAGCAAAGACTGATTACGGTGAGAAAGAGACTTTTGAAAAGTGGAACGGTAAGTTCTATGATGAGTCTGATCTTGATGAGATTATTCATGTAACAGAGGACACTGTTATCATGCGTCCAGATGCTACACTTGACGGGCCCGGTGTTCCTATTGCTTATGTGG